GTGATGCAATGAGAATTTTAAAAGAACAAGAAGATTATGAAGCTGCAATGTACAGAGATTATCAAGCTGGTAGATTAGATCCACAGCCAGGAGAAAAAGGTAGAAAAGAATTTTTAGAAAAAAAAATGGAAGAAATGGAAATGTCTGGTGAGAATCAATTAATGACTAGAGATGAAATAGAAGAATTAGTTGGTTATGAACAAGAAGAAAAACTTTTAAAAGAAGTAGATAAAATGAATATGAAATATGAAGGGGAAGAGTTTGATAGACTTTATGATGATTATTTATATTACAAAAATGAAGAAGGAAATTTTACAGGATCTTTTGAAGACTTTATAAAAGCAAGAAGACAAGCTGGTTCTTTGGATGCAGAAATGATTAAACTAAAAAAACTTGGTGCACCTAAAATGGCAGAACGTTTTGAATTAAAACAAAAGTATCCTGGTATTGATGATAAATTATTAACACAAATTGTTGACGACCCAGATCCACAAAGAAAAGCAGAAGTGCTTGCTACACTAGATCAAGCTTTTGAATTAATGAGAAGAGGTAAATCACCTGATGAAATTTTATCAATACTTAAAAATATAACAGACAGAACTAAACAAGCTTCAGGTGGCTTAAGTTACTTATCGGGGTTTTAAATGGACATAGGCAAATATAAAAAGGCCATGCGTCCTAAGAAATACTTGGACGGTAATTTCGTTGTTTATGATCCCTCGCTACCAGATCCTAGCGACGTGCAGCTAGAAGCTAGAGACGAGTTTGCAATTGGTGGTGGAGTCATAGAAGGAAATGATTTAGGAACAAGAGAAGGGTTTTACGAACCTCAATTAGTTAATGATTCAAAAGGTAAATACTTAGTTAAGTTTCCATATAAACAAGATTATGGAAACCCTAAATTTAGAGGTGTCCAATATGGAACTAAAAAAGAAATAGAACAATTAATTAAAGATAGAAAAATAGCTGCAGATGCATCTTATAAAAAAGGTGTAGGTAGAGCCGCTGAAATTGCAAAAGAAAAATCTGAAGCAGATATTAAAAAAACAATAGATAGTTTTATTGAACAAGGTGATTATGAAAATTTTAAAGTTAAACCTTATGCATCTCAATTAGAACGTAAACTCCCTTCTGGAAATATACGACAGTCTGCAGGGGGTAGAGTTAATCCTAAAACTTTTCAATATATAAGGGACATGTTAGATTCTGGTGACTTTGAAAATCTTTCTAAAATTACAGGCAGATCAAAAGAAGAGTTAATTAACTTTAATGAAAAACTTCCAGCAAGAGGAAAAGTTGACATAGAAAAAAGATCAACTGCAGCGAAAGAATCTTTTCCAGAAGAAAGAAAACTTACTGAAGAAGAAAAAAAAGAAGCTGAAAAGAAAATTCAAGCTAAAAGAAAAGATAGATTAGAAAAAACTACAGGTAAAGCTAAATTTATAAAAGGCAAAGGCGATTTTCAATTTCATCACATAAAACAAATAGGTGGAGAAGTGCCGTTAACCGAAAGTGATTTAAAAGTTATTAATAAATCTATGAACTCTAAACTATCACCTTACAATAAAAAATTAAATGATATTGCAGATGCAATATCAACAAATATTACCGCATCTTTTGATGCACTAAATTCACAAAGAGAAGGAGATAGTTTAAAATATTTAAAAAGAGTTGATGAATTAAATGATCAAGCAGAACAACTTGTAAACAAAGCTACAAAAGAATTACCTAAAGAGTTTAAACCTTTAATAGGTTTTAATAAATTTTATGCAAGAACAGATGAATACGGACTGCCTTTAGATGATGTAGTTAGAGTTGAGAGAATAGGAGGTGGTATTAAACAAGGTGAATTTGAAAAACCCTTAACACAATACTCAAGAAAAGAAGTAGGTGAATTACAAAAGAAAATAAATCAAGAAGCTACTAAATTAGAATTACAATATAATGAACAAGAAGCTAATGATGTATTAAGTGATTTTTGTGATAAGAAAAATCTTAAAAATGGAAGTGGTTCACTTGCTTGCGGTATAAAAGAAATAGAAAAGAATTTATTAAAAGAAGGTAGACAAGCTTTAAAGACAGGAGTTAAAACTCCAAGACTGGCAAAACTAGGAAGTTTTATGAGTGGATTATTTGGAGCAGTAGATATTCCAATTGAACTTGCTTTTGCAGCACCACATATTTTAAGAGGTGATAAAGATGCAGCGAAGAAAGCTATGATAATAGGATTGTTTGGTGCCGGTCGAGATAAGATTCAAAGAGCAAATGAAGAGTTAGGACCAGACAGTGCAACTTCAAGAATTTACAAATATGAAAAAGCTTTAGAAGATTTTGCTGGAGTTTATACAGATGTTGTTAATGCACAAAAAACTTTACAGCGGGAAGATTTAGAAAAGATACCACAAAAAATTCAAGACAGTGCGTTAGAAGCTCTTCAAAATGGTATAGTTAGATTAAAAGAAATAAAACAAATTGTTGATGAAGGTACACCAACTGTTCAAGAAATATCAGAATCAAAAGCAGAGTTAAGAGATTTACAAGCAACTGGAACATTTAACAGTGATGATTTTACTTATTTAGGACAAGCTCTTTCTGATCCATTACAATATCCCGGTAGATTAAATGTTGGTCTTTCTGGGTTCACTGGTGAAGAAGGACCAGATAGAACTTACACTGGTGAAGATATTTCTAAACCTACAGATTTTGTAGAAGCACAAGCAGATGAAATGTATCCGTATCAAAAAGAACAAGACTATTTATCGAAAGCAGTTGAAGATGCTTATACCGCATACACAGGTAAAGATATATTAGATCGCTATGCAGATGTTAAAATTGAAGACATGTATAAATTACCACAAGCAGAAAAAGAATATGCAGAAAAAGGTTTAAGACAACTTGCAGATAGAATTGGTCCACAAGCTGCATTGAAGATTGCAGAAGAACAAGGATTAGATCCGTCTGTTTTATCTGGCTTGTTTGGATATGGTTATTTAGAACGTCAAGGTTTTGCAAAAGGTGGAATGAGTCGACGTGATTTTTTAAAATTATTAGGAACTGCTTTTGGAACTATTGGAGCTGCTAAAGCAGGATTACTAAAATTTGTTGGAAAGAAAGCTGCCACTGATGTTATTACAACTCCAGCTGTTGCCGGTAAACCAGAATGGTTTGATGCAGTGATTAATAAAGTTATAAAAGAAGGAACAGATCTTACAGAAAAACTTGCAACTAAGGAAAGAGAAATTATTCACGTTCAACAATTAGGAGAACAGGAAGGTGCGAGGGTTATTAGAGATTTAGACACTGGTGAAATTAGATTAGAATATGAATCCCCTACAAACATGGGTGAAGAACCAGTAACTTTTACATATAAACCCGCAGAGCAATTAGAAGAAGGTAAAACTGTTCCTGCAAGATTTGAAGCTAACGAAGCTGAACCAAGAGTTGTTAATTGGGATGGAGATATAGAATTTGATGATGAATTTGTTACACAAAATGTTGATGAGTTAATGTCAGATACTTCTGCTTTAAAACAATACGGGACAGGTAAGTTAGATGAAAAAGATTTAAAAATAAGAGAAATTAAAACTCAAAAAGTACAAAAAATTAATTCTGACTCAAGTGAAACCTTAGAATATTTAGAGTCTTCAGATAGAGGTGTGATGAGTGGTAGATCTGTTGAAGATTATTTATATGAAGCTAAAAGAGTAGGAGATATAAAAGATACCGGTGAACCTTTAATGAATCCTAATGTTATTATTAAAGGTAAACCAAAAAAATAATGTATTCAAAAGGTAAAAAGAGTGGCCCACCACCAAAAAGAGGACCTAATCCACAAGGCTTGAATTTATTATATAATACTGTTAAAACAGTCAAACAATCTGGAGAAAAAAATAATGGCAGATATAGACAAGGCGCTACCAAACATAAAAGAACAACCTGAAGAAACAACTGAAGATTTAGCAGTTGAGATGTCAGATGAAATGGAACAGGTAAAGCCTGGTGAAACTGAAATTACAGAAATGGAAGATGGATCAGTTGAAGTTGATTTTGATCCTAGTGCATTAGCAGAATCAGACGCAACAGATTTTGGAGCTAACTTAGCTGACTTTGTTGAAGAACAAGAATTAGCTTATTTAGGTTCAACACTTTTTCAAAATTATCAAGACTATAAAAATTCTAGAAAAGATTGGGAAAAAACTTATACCAATGGTTTAGAACTTTTAGGATTCAAATACGAAAACAGAACAGAACCTTTCTCAGGTGCTAGTGGTGCAACTCACCCAGTTCTTGCTGAAGCAGTTACTCAGTTTCAAGCACTTGCTTATAAAGAATTACTTCCAGCGAGTGGACCGGTACGAACACAAGTTGTAGGAGTTCAAACACCAGAAAAAACTCAACAAGCGAATCGTGTAAAAGATTACATGAACTATGAGTTGATGGATCAAATGAAAGAATATGAACCGGAGTTTGATCAAATGTTATTTTATTTACCTCTTGCAGGTTCTTCATTTAAAAAAGTTTATTACGACGAATTACTAGGACGAGCCGTATCAAAGTTTGTCCCTGCAGATGATTTAATTGTTCCGTACACAGCTACCTCATTAGATGATGCGGAAGCAATTATTCATCGAATTAAAATTTCTGAAAACGAATTAAGAAAACAACAAGTTGTTGGTTTCTACAGAGATGTAGAATTAAAACCTGGAAATAATAATTTAACTGATGTTGAACAAAAAGAATTAGAACTAGAGGGCACCGTTAAAACTGGAAGAGACGATGATGTTTTCACTTTACTAGAATGTCATGTTAATTTAGACTTAGAAGGTTTTGAAGATCGAGGACCCGATGGGGAACCAACTGGTATAAAATTACCTTACATTGTAACGATCGAAGAAAACTCTAGAGAGATATTATCTATTAGAAGAAACTACGAACAAAACGATCCTAAGAAATCTAAAATACAATACTTTGTACATTTTAAATTTTTACCAGGATTAGGATTTTATGGATTTGGTTTAATTCATATGATTGGTGGATTATCAAGAACAGCTACATCTGCATTAAGACAACTACTTGATGCTGGAACATTATCTAACTTACCAGCTGGTTTTAAACAAAGAGGAATAAGAATTAGAGATGATGCACAATCAATACAACCGGGAGAATTTAGAGACGTAGATGCTCCAGGAGGAAACATCAGAGATTCATTTATGATGTTACCATTTAAAGAGCCTTCTCAAACTTTATTACAACTTATGGGGGTCGTAGTATCAGCAGGACAAAGATTCGCTTCCATAGCGGACCTGCAAGTAGGAGATGGGAATCAACAAGCAGCAGTGGGTACGACCGTAGCTTTGTTAGAAAGAGGAAGCAGAACGATGTCTGCTATCCACAAAAGAATTTTTACAGCTCTGAAAAATGAGTTTAGATTATTGGCAAGAGTATTTAAATTATACTTACCACCTGAATATCCATACGACGTAGTTGGGGGTCAAAAGATGATTAAACAACAAGACTTTGATGATAGAGTGGATATACTGCCAGTTGCTGACCCCAACATTTTCTCACAGACACAGCGTATTTCCCTAGCGCAAACAGAACTGCAACTGGCAATGTCAAATCCGCAAATGCATAATTTATATCAAGCATATAGAAACATGTATGAAGCGATTGGCGTTAAAGATGTAGACACAATACTAGTTCGACCACAACCCCCACAACCAAAGGACCCAGCATTAGAACACATTGACTCTCTTGCTGGGAAACCGTTCCAAGCATTTCCAGGTCAAGATCACCGAGCACATATGACTGCTCACTTAAGTTTTATGGAAACTAATATGGCTAGAAACAATCCTGTGGTTATGGCTGCATTACAAAAAAATATTTTAGAACATATTTCTTTAATGGCTCAAGAACAAATTGAAATGGAATTTAGAAATGAGTTACAACAGATACAACAAATGCAAATGGCTATGCAACAAAACCCACAAATGGCTCAACAAATGCAAATGCAGTTTAGAATGTTAACAGAAAAAGTTGAAGGAAGAAAAGCTGTACTAATTGCAGAGATGATGGAAGAGTTTATGAACGAAGAAAAGAAAATTACATCACAATTTGACAATGATCC